CGGCTTCTCTTCCTGCTTCGCCAGCTTCGCCCTGAGCGCCTGGATTTCGTTGGCCGCCGCCATTTCCCGCGGCGTCAGCGACACCCGGCCACCCAACAGCTCGTCGATGTACTGCTCATGCAGCGTCTTTGACATGTTCGGCCTCCAATCGCCGCTCGATCTCTTGAAGCACAGGAACCCAGTACCGCTCCGTCACTGCGTCGGCGTCGTACGCCAGTGCTCCAATCCGAGCATCTTTCTTCAGGTGATCCTTGCCGGCCTTTGAATAGGCCTCGATAAGTGCATCTGCGATCGCTTCCGCTTTCGGCAGGTATTGATAGCAGGCCAGCGGCGTCCAGAACTTCACGGCGTCCGCCTTGTCCACCTTCCAGCCGGCGAAGCAGAGCTCGCTCATGGCCGTCCAGTCCCCGACGATCACAGGCACACCACACGCCTGCGCCTCCAGAACAGGGATCCCGAAGCCCTCCCCCATCGACACCAGCATGTGAACGTCCATCGTGTTGTAAAGGTCCGCCATGTGCTCGTCCGGGAACCCGAGCACGTTGGAATACTGGTCGCAGAACAGAACGTCTGTGCCAATTCGCAAGCCAAGGAACTGGCAATACTCGACCAGGTTCACCCCCGACATCTCGCCGTTCTCGCTCTTTGTCGTGTGCAGATAGAGCACGGCGTCCCGATGCTTCCGCTTCAGCCTGGAGAACGCCTCGATGTTCTGCGTGTACGCCTTCCGGCTTGGCGTGCCCTTGTTGGCCGCAACCATGCCGACGATGAAGGCGTCGTCAGGAAGCCCGAGTCGCTCCCGTGCTGCTTTCTTGTCTGACGGTTTGAAGATGCTGGTGTCTACGCCGTGGGGGACATAGTGGCAGGTGAGGCCGGCCTGGTTGGTCATGCGCTGCCCGAACTTGGAGAAGACGATCCGGTCGAACGCTGCGGCGGCTGAGCGCATCACCGGCGGCGGCAGCGGTTCGCTGTCCACCGGATACCACGGCACCCACTTGACACCGTGGAGCTGCGCCATCTTTGCGTCCATCGGCCAGACATCGACCAGGCTGATCATGATGTCGGCGCCGAAGTGCTTGGCGTTGGCCGCTGCAATGTCGTTCCCGAAGTTGTGGTAGCCCTTCGGGTAGACCGGTATCCCGTTCCAGTTCAGGACGCCGCCATCAAGTCCGTAGAACGCTGTGATGGCAACGTCATGGCCTGCCTGCTTCAAGCGGGGCACGAAAACCCGTGTTTGGTTTCCGTATCCCGTGCTCGCCCAGGGAGCGTTCGATAGCCAGCTGATCTTCATTTGCCCCTCCGTCAGTGCGCCCCTCACCGGCGGGAAGCTGGTGTTTGTGGAGGGGCACACCGCCAGCTTGTCGGGCCGAAGCCCTATCCCGCCGGTTGGTATCTCGATTGCTACCGGCCCATCACGTAGTGGATCGAGACGAAGTTGTTGGCTCCGTCCCAGAACGCACCGGATGCCTCTTGGACGGCCAGGTAGTCGCCTGCGTCCACGCGCGGGTCAGCTGCCAGCGTCATGGATTGCGGCACCGTGGTCGCCAGGGTTCCAGCGCCAAAGCTCGCCACCGTTCCATCGTTGCTCGTGCCGTCAGTCCCGGCATTCACCAGATAGACGGTCACCGATCCGACGCCCTGAAGCTCGGCGCCAATCAGCTGAATGTCACCACCAGCCGATGGAACCTTGAACGCAGGAAGGATGTCGCCATCAAGCGCGCCCAGGGGGACCGTTACCGTATGAACTTCAAACGTCATTTCAAGCCTCCCTTAGCTCGACGGCGCCGTAGCGTCGAAGATCATCTGGACGCCGCGGTCTGGCCGCCATACGCCGTGCGCATAAACGGACGACAGGACAAACTCAACACCACGCCGCGACTCGTTCCGCTGTGGACGGATCCGAATGGCCCGGCGCCAGTCCACTGCCAGCGCCTCCATCGGGAACACACCACCCGTAAAGTCGTCGGCGCCGTCGGGGTCCTTGAACACCTGCCAGATGTTGACGCCGTTGAAGCGTGCAAACAGCGCGGCCCCGCCGCCCTCACGTGTCATCTGCTCGGTAAAGCCAGGGGCCTGCGCCAGAGAGGCACCGGCGATGTCGGCAGCCGACGCCAGAACCTCGGCCTGATAGCCGTGGATCACAGCATTCAGCGGCTTGGCCGCAGTCTTGTTGACGGCCCGAGCCACCGCAATCGCGGCGCTCATGTAGCCCCAGGTGATGACCGTACCGGCCGCACCAATGGTCCCGCCTGTCAGGCTGGCGAGATCGCTGATGATGTGGTCTTCAATTTGATCGGCCGCATCGAACCCGAGCTCACGAGCAGCATCCGTTCGGATTTGCTCTGGAGCGTCGGACTCGGCACGTAGATCGCTTATGAAGACAAGCGCGCCGATTTCGATTGGGGTAAGGGTCTGGTCTACAGAAGGCGTGAACGCCTGCGAGGCAAGGTCGTCCGTCTCAGCAACTTGCTGGACAGTGACCTCGTTGTACTTGTATCCCTTGCGCGGATTGCCGCCAGACATGTCCCGGAAGGTCGTCACAAGGTTCTGGACAACCGCGGTCTTTCGCACGATGTGAATGGCGTCTTCTTGAACATCCGGCGCAATCGAGGATACGTCAGCGAACGTATTCAGTTGAGCCATTGCTTGCTCCTATTCAGCCAAGCCCCAGGCGCCTATCTTTCTCCGCATCCGACTCACTGGCGGATGTTGCATTGTCGCCAGGAAGGGTGGGGGTTTGGCGCCGCGGCCTTGCCTTCGATTGGTCGTCTTGTTTGAGCAGGTGCGGTTTGGCTTCCGCCAGCGCCTTCAACGCCTCGTCAACGCCTTCGAGCTTGCCTTCGTCGTTTTGCTTGAGCGCAGATTTGTCAAGCAGCGCAAAGGCATCCTCGGGGTCAACGAAATCGAGCCGGCTGGCCGCAGCAACGATGGCCGAGCGCAATGCAATCGCCTGCGCTCGTTCCTCTGCCGCCTTCGCCAGGGCCTCGGCCTTGTCGGCGCGTTCCTGCGCCTTCTCGAGCTCCGACTTCTGAGCTTCTTCAAGCTCGTCGAGCTTCGAGGCCTTGGCCTTCAAGTCGTCATAGTCGGAGGTCTTGGCGCGCTCGCGCTTCAGCCTGTCGGCTATGATGGCGTCCAGCTCTGTCTGTGTGAAGGTGCGGTCTTGCTCTTCGGCCTTGGCTTCCGGCTTTTCTTCCCCCGCCGTTTCGGGTGCTTTCTGTTCCTCGGCCTTTTCCTGCTCTTCTTGCTTTGCCATTGGTGCCCTTCTCTTTCCGTGGAAGTCACGTGTGGGAAACAAAAAACCCCGCCGCCCTCAAAGGGCAAGCGGGGCTACTGGCTCCCGTTAGTTGAATTGTCAGGCCGCCTGTGTGGCGGTCACCCGCAGTATAGCACAGGTGTTCAAGTAGTCAACTTGCCGGCAACAAGTCCTTCAACGGAACCGCAATTCGCATCTCGCCATAGACTTCGTCCTGGTGCGTGCCCACCACATCAGCCAAGCTGAACTGGCCCTGGTTGAAGGCCGCCAGCCGGCCCTTCCCCATAATCGCTTGCTGCACCTCTTCCGGCTGCTCCTTGAACCATGCCTCTGCGTCGCCCACGTCAATGTCGCGGCCGACCACAACTGGAACCGGCGTGCATCGGCAGTTGTGATGGCCGTTCAAGCCTTCGTCGTTGGTGTGGAAGCTGCCGTGCATCGCAACGCAGGCCGGGCACACGTTGCCGTCCAGGTGAGCGAACCAGATCCATCCTTCAACAACGTCAGAGTTGGCTATGTAGGACGCTCGGCTGGCCTCCCGGTAGCTGTAGAGCTGGACGGTGCGCGTCATCCGCAGGGCATCCGACAGGCCCAGCCCCAGCGCCTGGCTGATCTGCCGTGCCAGCTTGCGGGGGTTGAAGCCCAGCGCCACGCCTTCCAGCAGCATGGAGCTCATGCGTTCCACCGTCGCCGGTGCCAGCACTTGAAGCCTGCGGCTGAGCGGCGAGCCCGGCGCCAGGTAGCCCAGCAGCGTTTCGATGGCGTCCGTTGGCAGGCGGTTGAAACCCACCGCCACGCCGATGTCCCCCAGCTGGACGGCCGCCA